GCTGTAAAGTGACACAGGGTTTGTGAGTTTAGTGACACGGGGTTTGTGAGTCGTCTGGGCAGAAAAATTGCGCCGTGGGTTTTGGCCACGTCGCTTGTTGTTTAACGCTGACAGGATGTCAGCCTCCTTGTTACCTCGTCTCGATATGCCAGGCTGTGCCGTCGTGAATGCATTCGGCGATCCGATAGGTCGCCCCAAGCGTCTCAACAGCACCCCCACCTGATGACTCCTTGATGTTCAAATTGTAGGTCGGGTCCAGATTCTTGATCACAAACCTCATGTCAGCGGCGGCAGGATCGGGCAGCACCACGTCCCGATGCGCTCCGCCAGGGTTTAGGAAGTGATAACAGGGCGAGCTGGCCGTCAGCGTCTTGGTTCCAGCCAACGTCTCGCGGTTCGTCGCCTGGCTTTGGCCTGGCTCCCATTGGCTCGTGTTGCCGTTCCAGACCAGCACCTGGCCGTGCGTCGGTGCCGTAGTGGCCACCGTGCGGCCCTGCAATCGCCGCGCGTTGATGATCGGGGTATAAGCGCTCATGTCAGCCTCCGTTTCAGGCAGATCAACCGTATCCGCACGTACTCACCTTCAACCGTAGAACCGACGGTTGTAAACTTCGGCTCAATCGCCGATCCCGCCGTCACCAAGATCCCGTTGCCGGCAACCGTTGTCTGCTCATAAGCGCTGCCCGCCGTCAGTGTGAAGTCCGTTGCATTCTCAACCGTGGCGATCTCCACGCGCGCCACCAGGTTCGCCCCCGTCGGCGCCACCACTGCCTCCAGTTGCACCTTCTGGATGTACGCGTCCGTCGGCAGCACCCATTTGGCGAACTTGGTCGCCGCCTGCGCCACGCCGGGCATTTCAGCCTCCAACACCTCGTAAATCATGCTGTTGATCCGTTGCATGTTCGCGTCAAACAACGAATTGGCTTGGGTGTTGCCAATCCCGTCCAACAATTCCAATCCTGACACTTCCTGGCTCATAGTTTCACCACCGTGATTTCTTTCGCTGCGAGTGAGTTTCGATAACCGCCGCCCAGCACCAACAACGACGGCGTCCCCGTCGATACGCGGCTGTACACCTTGGCTGTAAACTGCGCCGGGTTCGCATCATCCGCGGGATCGTAATCGAAATAATGCCGCGTGACGCCGAATCCGTCCACAAACGTCGTGCCCGACGTGACATATTCCCGCGCCAGCAACGTCGTCCCGTCCGCCCCGTAAATATCCACCTGAAACGGTCCTTCCACGCCGATGTTCGGATCGAACGCCCCGTCAGGATTCGACGCAAACCCGCACCCCTCTCCCCGCGTCCGCGGGATCCAACTGATCCGCACCGCGCCGCCGCCCGCCGAATACGTCGGATCATGCAACGGCCCAACGCCGTCCGCCAAAATCGAACTAACCGGGTACGGCCGCTTGGCCCGATCCTGAAGCAACACACTGCTCTGGTTGAAGTCCGCCAGGTCACCCACCGCCCCGTCCGTGTACGGCTGCGGTTTCATGTACAACGTCACGTTGTTTGCCCAATCCGTCTGCGCCGCGATCGTGTGCGGCCACGTCTGCTCCAAGATAAACACGCAGCTCCCCGCCGCGTGCGTCTGCGGCCGCGTATCCCACAACCCGCGCACGATCCCACGCAACCTGTATTTCGCTGGCGGCCCCACCACCTCGATCTCGCAGACCTGGGCGCTCATGATCTCCCCGCCGATCACCACCAACACCCGCCGCGCGTACATCTGCGCCCGCGTCACCGAACCGTCCACCGCAAACTCCTCCAAATCGCCCACGGCCGGGTCCACAATCAAAAACCCCGCGTCATCCACCTCCAGCGTGTCCGCCGAATACTCCGCATCGAGATCCCCCGCCGCCACCGCAAACCCCGCCGGATCCTTGAGAATATCCGCCGCATCAGTCGTGATTCCACCCCACACGCGCATGTCGGTGTAATCAACCGCCTGCCGTCCAGCCAGCAACACCGCTTTCATGTTCGAGTCCGTCCGATACTCATCCCATGGCAACTCCATCGCCATCTGACATTCCAGCGGCCCCTCGATCCCATCCGGCTCTGTCGGCGTGTCATCGTCATCATCGATTGACGCCGCCGTGTGCGACATGCTGCCCAGCTCCTCGATCAGCTTCAACGTCGCGTACTGCGGCCCGCGCGCGCTGCGCACAATCTCGATCACCCGCCACAACCTGGTCGAAGCCACATTCGCGGGCGCATAATCCACCCTGATCACGTCGCCCCACTCGATCACAAGACCGCCACGGCGCCGCACCTCAACCGTCGCCGCGTCATGCGGCACCGTCATCATCTGCATCTTGCCCATCGCCACCGACCGCGCCACATCGCGCACCGTGAAATACGGCAGCTTGATCACCTCGCGCTTTGTGTTGTCCGTGCTCAACACCCCCGCCGCGTTAGCCAGGGGAATCGTGCCCGTGTTGTAAAACTTTTCCTGGTTGGTAAACTCGGCCGTGACGAAATTAACCGTCGCGCCTGTCGTGCCAGGCTGATCCGACCACGCCACAACATCCGCCTCGTCAACCAATGTGGTCGTCTCGGCGTCATAATCCTGCCGCACCAGTTTCAGATACCATTTGTTCCCTCGCTTGGTCAGTCCGCCGTCAATGTGATACAGCAGCTTTTGCAAGACCTGTTCCACCGTCTCCAGCTTCGACATCGCAAAGCTCACCCCGCGCTTCTCCGCCGCCACCGTCGCCGCCGCCGCGCTCCAGCTCGTGTCATCCAGCATGCTCGACGGCATCCCCGCGCCCCACACCGTGTTCGTCAATATCTCCGCCATCACATGCACGGGGTTCGCTTCCATGTAACACCCGCCGCCCGTGTCGATCATCAGGTTCGTGTCGGTCAACGGACTGACCGGCGTCCGACGCACCCGAAATGTCAGGTTCGGCACCACGGGCAGATCGCCCACGTCAAACAACCGAAACACGCAATAGGAGATGTTCGGCCAGTCCGGCGCATACGTCTCGCGAATATCGATCCGGTTGTCCGCCACCTGGGTGCTCGTGCCAAACCGAAACCGCACCGTGCCCTCCCGCTCCGTCGTGATCGTGGCCATGCCGACCGGATAATCATCTACGTCATACAAAATCGGCCCCACCCAGATCGCGCAATCGTCAATCCTGATCTCCTCGAGCTTGTCCACCTGGCCGTGACACAGCGCCAGCGCGAAACTCAATTTCCATTGCTCCCGCTCGATGCCCGCGCCCGAGTCAAACCCGCCCTTGCCGCCGCCAGCCGACACCTTGATCTTTTGCTTCTCCATCTTGCCCGGCGAGATCGGCCAGACAACCGTGCCCTTCACGTCCGCCGTGCCGAACACCACCGGCAACGGTTCACCCTCGCTCGCCCCGGGGATCTGGATCTCGGGGTTCTGGTCCAGCATCCCCTTCGGCTTCGGTGCCAGCAACGCCGCCGCCACGCTCAGGCCGATCGACACCACCGTCAGGATCGCCGCCGTAATGCCGAAGTCGCCAGCCATTACGCATCACCTCCGCGATCCAAAATCCGATACGCGCTGCACAAGCCCCGTCGATAATGCCCCTCTGCCAGACTGCTCACCACGAACTCCCGCCCGATCCCCGATCCGCCCGCGTGCCAAAACATCCGATTCGTGCCGCCTTTGAACAACCCGATATGATGCGACCGGCTCGCCCACCGAAATGTAATCAGATCCCCGATCATCAACGGTTCCGCCACCGGATCGATCCGCGCCAGCGCGCCTGCCGACACCTGGGCGTTCAGCAATTTGGCCAGCGTGACATCCATGCTCATCTCGTCCGCCACGCCAGGATGCGCGTTGTGCGCCGGCAACTGTTGCACCGGTATGGCCCCGACCGTCTCCAGTATCTTCACGATCGAGTGCACGCAATCGCCCCGCACGCCCTTCACCGCCCGGCTCGGTCCCGCCTCGCTCGCGCAATGCACCCACGGCGTCCCAACCCAGCCGTTGGCCTCCGCCGTCAGCCGCGCCGCGTTCTCGGCATTTTCAAAATAGGCTCTCATGATTACGATGTCCCCACGTTGAACGCCACCGCCTCGGTCACGAGAAAAACCGTCTCCGCCGTGTCGCGCACGCGAATCCGCCACCAGTAATTGTCCGTGCCGTAAGGCAGCGGCACGTCATCCGTCAACGCCGCCACCCAGCCGCCGTCGTGCACCAGGCTGGTCAATCCCGCGTCGTCGTACACCTGCACCTTGTACTCGTTGCCGTTGTCAACCGCCCTCCAGGTGAACGCCACATTTTCGCCGCCAGGCGCCACCACAACCTTCTCGTTGTCTGGGTACGTCTGCACCTGCGTGGCCGCCACCGTGAACGCGCACAGCGAGCTGACCAAAATCAACTGGTCATTCTCATCCCGCGCACGCACACGCCACCAATAATTGCCGTCGTCCAGGTCCTCGACGTAATGCTGCGTGTCCGCGATCCATCCCGACGTGTACACCAGGTTTGAGGCATTTTGGTCGCTGTACACCTGGACGTAATACTGCGTCGCATTCTCGACTGCCGCCCACGCGCACAACGCCGTCGGTATATCCACCACGTCGCCGTTGCACGGCCCCGTGCCGATCTGGCTGCCCGTGCTCCCGCCCGGATCGGCGCACCCGCGCAAGCTGCATTTCTTCTGCGGCGACAACACCGGGTTGCGCTTCGGCATATGGGGAAACCCCAGGAACCCGCTCAGGTTATCGAACCGGTTCAACGCCTCGTCCGCCGTGCCGCTGTACCCGGCATACGCGTAACACTGTTCCGTCGCGACCAGATAGGCTGGGGGATACGCGCAAATGAATTTGCCGCCCGTGTTGTTGAGGATCGGCACCCGGAACGTGACGCTCTTGCCGGCAACCGTCCGCGTGTACTCCAACAACCCGAACGCGTAATAGCCGTCCGCTTGACCGCTCGCGGCCGCGCTGGTCACCTCGTTCGCGCTCACCGCTGTCACCGTGGCCGTCACGCGAAAGTCTGTCGCCACAACGCCAAAATCGTCGCCATACGGCACCCGCTGATCCATCCGACTAAACAAGATGCTCGGCACCTTCTTGTTGATGTACGAGATCATCGGCTGAAACGGTGCACTGATCTTGTCCGCGCTCCGTGTCGGCACCATCAGCTCTCCCTCCGCCACCTGGTCGCCGTAAGCCGTGCCGTCGCTGTCGTCAATGAACACCTCCCACACCGTCACGGTCACCGGGTAAGGCATGTGACGCCCCACAAAACTCAGGAACGGCTCCAACCGTTCGCACTCGATAGTGAACTGCGTCGTCGTCGCGTCCCCCCTGCCGCCCTCCTTCGCGTCCACCAAATCAATCACCTTTGGGGTAAACGTGTTTCCGTCCAACACGACCTGCTGCGGGAAACTCGTGTACCGCCACGTCGCTCCGCTGATCCCCGCAATCGAAAACTCAAAGCAGAACCCCGTCGCCACTTCCGTAGCGCTCGCGATCGTCTGCAATGTGTTGTCCAGGGTCCTCATTTCGTGTCTTTCGTGTCTTTCGTGGTTCCGTCAGTTCGGCACGATCTCCTCGTACTCTTCCGCCGCGCACTCGACGAACCGCACATCGGCCGTGCCGTGGTCGGCGTCGTGCATCTCGATCGACAAATCATCCAGGCCGAACCGGCTCAACAACGCGAACCCCACCCCCGTGCTCGCGTCATCCAGTGCCGGCAACGCATCGTCCACCGTGATCCGCTCCACGCCGTCGCCGATGTCCTGGACGTTGGTGACCATGCGGAAATACAACACCTCGTTGGCCAGGTCCCGGATGCACAGCCACCGCCGCGCATACGTGCCCGTCTCCGCCGCCTCCAGCAACGCGTAATCGCTGTCCACCACGTCCAACGTCACGCCGCTCCCGATGTCCGCCGCCAGCGCGAAATCCTCTTTCCAGTTTGGCATCCAGAACCGTCCGCTCATGCCGCGACGATTCGCGAAAAACCGCATCGCGCCGGCAACCTCCGACCGACCGTCCAGGTACACCCGTCCCTCCAATCCCGCACGGGCGTGGCCGGACAAGACGCTGGCCGCGATGATGCCGGTCGCGTTGGCGTACATGGCCAGCCGCGCCTCGTGGGATTGCCGCAACTGCTGACTCCAATCGCACCGGTAGGGCCAGACCGGTATCGACTGATACGTTGTCTCGCTCGGGTTGAACGCCATGGCGATCGCTTCCGTCGGATCCTCGTTGAACCGCATGCGTGTCCCGACCTGGTGCGCCGTGATCCACTGCGCCACGTCCCAGCGTGTGACCGGCTCGGTCACGATCACCGGCATCACCACGTCGCCCGCGTGATACGTGTTGACCAGGTTGCCGGTCGTCACAATGCTGGTGGCGTTCAACGTGGTGACATTCTTGACCTCATACGTGTCTTCGTCCTTCCACACAAACACCCCGCGCGTCGCCGCGAACAACCGGTTGCTCGTGCTGCCGCACTGGATCGTCGCCCCGCTCGTCGTGGCCGCGATCCGCACCGCCTCGGTCCACAGCGGCACCACGATCTTGTTGCCCAGGTTCGACCGGATAAACCGTTCCAGCGCCCGCGCACCGGCCAGTGTCCACCAGTTCTGCGCATCGAACTCGATGCCGATCGCCGCCACCGGCCACAACGCATCCCGATGCTCGAACCCGCTCGCCCCCTCGCGGATGTCCGTCCGACACCGCACACTCAACACCGGATTGTCCGCCGTGTTCACCTCAAACGGAAACACATTCAATGTCGTGGGGTCAGTCACTCAATCCCCCTTTTCGTGTCTTTCGTGTGTTTCGTGGTTCCGTTAATCATCCCGGAACCCCCGTTTGCCGCGCACGGTCCGCTCGATGTGCCCGCCGTTGTGGGTGATCTCGCTCTTGACCGCGTCCTTGAACGCGCTGCTGCTGAACAACCGACGCGCCTCGCTGTCGCCAATCGCCACCACATTGTTCAACACGACCGGCATCTGATCTCTGACATCTGACCTCTGACCTCTGACCACATCACCCACCACGCCGCCCGACGCAAACCGCATCATCGGCATCTGCGGCATGCTCGGCATCGCGATCCCGGCAAACGCGCTGCGCGGGATGCTCAGGGTGTTCAACGCGTGAATCACCGGCGCGCCGTACTGCCGCACCGCCCGCGCATTCACAATCCCTTCGCCCTTGCTCACCAAAATCGGCACATCGTCCGCCGTCGGTCCGGTCCCCACCTCGATCACGCCGCCTTCAGCAAAGCCAGGTCCGGCAAAGTTCATCCCGCCGGGTGCCGCCGCCCGCGCATTCGCGCCTGCGGCCGCGCCACCGCCAAACGATCCCAACGCGCTGCTGATCGCCCGGTAAATCAATGTCTGGATGATCAACTGCGCGATCTGCCGCATCAAATCGCTGAATACCTGCCGCGCCGATTCCCCGAAACTTTTTGCGCCGCTGATCAGGTCGTCGAATATCTGCGCGCCGCCGCTGGCCACGCCATCCTCGAACGTCTTGACCGTCTCGGCCCCCAACTGCCCAAATGTCTGCGCGTCGGCTGCCGCCTGTTTCGCGCCGATCTGCATGCCCTCCCAAAAATCGTCGCTTGCCTGGGCCTGTTCCTCAAACGTCGGTTTCAGGTTCGCCAGCGCCGTGTTCAACTCCGCGATGTCCGACAACAACACCCGCCGCGCCTCCGCGCTGGCTTCGGACTCGCCCAATCGAGCCAGCTCGGCCAACTGCTCCCGTTGCACGGCCGTCAATGCTTCCGCCGCCGTCGTCCGCGCCGACAACGTGTCGCGCAGCGCGCGCGGGCCGCTGATCGCTCCGATCCGATTCCGCGCCTCGATCTGCGCCACGTCCGCACCCAGCGCATCGGTGATCCGTTTGACCTCCTCCCGCATCAGCGCCGCCCGCTCGCTGAACGCCCGGAACTGGCCATCGGCGTCCAACGCCTCCGACGCATCCCGCGCCGCCCGCAACGCGTCGCGCCAGGTCTCGAACGCCTTCTGCATCTTGCCCAACGCTTCCGCGTTGCGCTCGGTCACCAGCCCGAGTTTTTCCTCCAGCTTCAACACGTCGCTGAACGCGCCGCCGTCGCCCGCCAACTTCGACAGGTCCGCCACGGGCACCGTCGTCAGCTTGACCAGTTGCGCCCGCGCCGCGTCGGCCGCCCGCGTATACGCCGCGGTGATGTCCGCCGACCCCTTCAACCGTATCGCCGCTTCCTTGTCCGCATACTCGCGGACCAGGTCCAACTGCTTGGAAAGGTTTCCCGACGCCAGCCGCAGTTCGATCTCTTTTTCCTCGGCCAGCTTTTTCAGGCGCAGATCCATTTCCTTCTGCGCCAGCGACGACGACGCCACCGCTTCCGACACCGCCGCGTCCGCCAGAAACTTCTCCCGCAACCGCTGGCTTTCCTCCAACCGCCGTTTCTCGGCCGCCGCCGCCGCGTCCGCCTCGGCTTTGGCCGATGCTGAAGACTCCTGTGCGTTCTTTGCATTGCGCAATCGCACCATCGCGTCCCGCTTGGCTTCCAGTGCCGCCAGTTCCTCTTCTGCTTTTTTGCGGCTCTTCGTTAATTCAACAAGATTTTGACCAAGGTACGCACCGGCCGCTCGTCCTAATATGGTTTGATCCTTGTACAGCCGCGACAGGATTTTGCCATCCAGCAAATCCGGTACGGTGTTGACCACTGCGTCCTTAATGACAGTCTTTGCGCCTTCAATACCTGCGCTACCGGCAGATTTGATTCTACCGGCAATTGTCTCCATTTCTGCCAACTGCTTTTTCTTGGCCTCGATCTGTTGGCCGATCCCCGCTATCGCCAACCGCTCTTGTTCGTCGGGATCCAGCAACCCCAGCACGGTCCGCAATCCCAGGATCGCGTTCTTGACCTGGCCAATGACCGTCGGCAGATCGATCAGTTGATTGACCGCGATCGCCAGTTGTTCCTTAAACTCCGCCCAGGCCACCGCCAGCCGTTGTGTCGAGGTCGCGAACGTGTCCAGGCTGCCGTCCGCCGCGCCCTGCAACTGGTCCACCGCGCCCAACACCAGCGCCAGCCGGTCGCCCGTGTTGGCCGTGTCAGTCATATCGGCATTCATCCGACGCATCACCGACCCAAGTAACGTCGATCCGCGCACCTGGCCGCTGATCGCCGCGCTGACCTGGCTGACCGCTTCCTCAAGCGTCATCCCGCCCGCTGCGGCCAACGTCGCCGCCGCACGCGCGGCCTTCATCGCCTGGCTGTAATCGTCCAGCGTAAACAAAAACCGCGTGACCGCCTTGTCCACTTGCGATTGACCAAACCCAAACTCCTTCAGCTCGTCGCCCAGCCCGTTGATCTGCGGCCGCAACGCGGTCGCGTCGGCTCCCATCACGTTCAACGTCGCCGACAACTGTGCCGCCGCTTTCTCGCCGTCGGCAAACTCGCGGATCGCGCCCGCCACAAACCGCAGCGCCGCGTGCAGCCCGAACAACCCCGCCGCTTGCGCCGCCAAACCTTTCAGTCCGCCAACCAATCCCGCCACACCCGGCACGGCCTTACCGGTCGTGCTGGACAACTCTTTGACCGCCGCCGTGTTGGCCTTGATGTCTTTCGTGGCCTTGTCGGTGTCAGCCCGCAGCTTGACCAGGACCTCCAATACGCGATTCTCTTCAGCCACGGTTCAGCGCTCCTTCCTGCAACGTCTCGCCCGCCTGCGCCAACACGCTCTGCAACCCGCGCCCCGGTGTCCGCGCCGATTGTTTCGTGTGTTGCACTCGCTCGCTTCGCTCGGCTCGCCCTTGCGGGTCGCCTTCGGCGCTGCGTCTCGCTTCGCTCGGCTTCGTGGTTTCATCCGCCGTGAGTTCCTTCACCCAGCTCGCCAGCTCTTTCGCGCCGCCTTTCGAGAACGCCCCCGCAATCGCCTTGAACACGCCCGCCGCATCGAGCGCCGCGCACTCACGCGTGTCACGCGCCCGCAACCGACGCGCCTGGTTGACCCACCACACAAACTGCACCGGCGTCAGATCCCACACGCTCTCCCGGTCGTGCCCCGCCATCACCAGCTCCGCCGCCATCCCGTAAAAATCGTCTTCCTCCTCTTTCGTGTGTTTGGAGTTTGCCGCCAGATTACTTCGAGCGGCACCTTCGGTTTTCGTGGTTTCCAATTCCTCCGGCTTCCACGCGTTCACCTCATCGATCACCCGCTGCAACGCGATCGCCACATGCGGCTTCAGTTTACCCGCCTGTTTCCTGGTCAACCCGGTCGCCGCCGTCAACGGCTCCGCCAAACCCATTTTGATCGCCCGCAACTGCCGCATCGTAAACGGCCGCACCACCAGGGTCAGCGTCCGCATCCCAACGCGCACACACACCACCCTCTCGGGAAACAAAATCTGTTCCGCTGTTTTCGTGTCTTTCGTGTCTTTCGTGGTTCCACTCATTACCGGACCTCCACAATCCACGTCGTGCCGTCATACACACACACCGCGAACCGGTACGCCCCGCCGATCTCCGCCACGGCCGCGCCGCCCGCCGTGTCTTTAATCCCGATCGCATACGTCGCCCCCACCGCGTACAACTCGAACCGCATCCCAGCCGTCGCGGGATCAGGCAACACCACCGACCGCGCCGACCCGTTCGCATCGAGCGACTGCCACCGCGCGCTCGCTGCCGTCAACGTCACCGTGCCGGTCATGGTCACCCGCGTCGCCGTCTCGCTGCCCGACACCGTCAACGTGTCGCCGCCGAGCGATGTGCGAACACCGTTCGACCCGACCACCTGCAACGTGTCCGCCGCGTCATCCGCCGTGGTCTGGCCGGTATCGGCTTTGAACGTCGCCCACTTCGGCCCCGGCAGATTCGTCGGCACACCCGCCTGAATCCGAATGTTGTCCAGGTAGAACCCGACATTCGTGCCGCTGCCCTGAATCTCAAACCGGATCATGTTGACCTGTTCGCTGGTCAACCCGATCAACGCTTTGTTGACCACGATCGTCTGCCAGGCCAACGACGAAAACGAAAACCCGGCCGTGCCATCGGCGAATGTGTAAAAATTGCTGACCCGCACACCGCCGTTGTACAACGCGAACCGCAGCCGACGCGTGGTCGCCCAGGCCGCTTTCAGTTTGATGTGGAACTCGATCAGGTTCTTGTCGGTCAGATCCTGGACGCCGCCCGCCAACAACTGCAACCAGTTGCCCGTCGCCACGTTCGTGCCCTCGATGCTCTTGGTGCCCGCAAACGCGTCCGCCGTCGAATTGGCGTTGATGGTGACGCTGCTCGATGCTGTCCACTCGGTGTTCTCCAGGTACACATTGATCACGTTCACCGTCGGCTCGGTCGCACCGGCCGCCACGGTCACAAACGTGATCTCCACCTGGTCAGTCGCGGTCAGCTCCGGCTTGGCGGGGTCCGCCGCGGGCGTGCCGGTGATCTTGCCCACCACGCCGCCGCTGTCCACATAGATCACATCGATCCGCGGATGCGTGCCGTCCGCCGCGTCGAGTGTCACCTGTCCCGTGCCGGTTACCGTGGCGCCGTCAATGATCGCCACCGCATTGACATCGAACGTCAACCCGCTCAGCCACACCGCGCCGCCGCTGACCAGATAATTGACCGAGGTGGACACACCCACGCCGGGTTCACCCTGCGGCCCCTGCGGCCCGGTCGCACCAGTTGCCCCGGTCGCTCCCGTCTCACCTTGAATCCCCTGCGGCCCTTGCGGTCCCGTGGCCCCGGTTGCGCCCGTCTCGCCTTGCGGACCCTGCGGTCCCGTATCGCCCTGCGGCCCTTGCGGACCTGTTGCACCAGTCGCCCCGGTCGCACCTGCCGGACCTGTTGCGCCCGGATCGCCCTGCGGTCCCTGCGGTCCCGTGGCCCCGGTTGCGCCCGTCTCGCCTTGCGGCCCCGGCAATCCCTGTGTCAGCGTGACCGTCGCGATCTCAACCTCGTCGCCGACCGTGACTACATCCACGCGGTCATCGTCCGCGATCTGGATCGTCACCAGGTCAACGCTCTCGGTCACTGTGATTGTGTTCGGATTCGGCATCAGAAATTCGTTTCGCTTCGGTCGTTTTCGTGTCTTTCGTGTCTTTCGTGGTTACACTTCTGGCGCATCCTCCGTCACACTCCCCCTGACCGTCACCGGTCCCTCCAGCAAATACCCGCGCCAGCCGTCCACCGCCTCGATCACCAGGTCCCAAATCAAATCATCTCCCGACAACGCCGCCGTGGCTGCCGCGTCCAACTCGATCGTGATCACGCCCGTCTCGGGATCGTCATCGATCGTGCACGTCAACGAGTCCACCACCTCGCCGCCGATCGCCGCCTTGATCTCCGCCGTCGCGGTGTACCCGGTCAGATCGAACGCCGTGCCCGCCGATGTCGTGAGCGTGAGAGTCTTGCGCAACGTCGCCCCGCGCCGAATCTTCAACGTGTATTTGCCCGGTTCCATTTAGCGTTTTCCTTCGGCAGATTTTTGACGCTCCAATTCGAGTGCCCTTTTGTGTGTCTGGCCAAACACCTCATACGCCTCGCACAACCCGCAGAAAACAGCCGTGTCCAACTGGTGGTACATGCCCGTCAACTGCCGCAGTTGGGCGTCCACCAGGCTCCACTGGCAGAGCCTGTCTTCCATCGTGCCGTTCTGGTTGTGTGCGCTCATGGTTAAAATGTGATCGAGGTTGCCCCCAGGACTTCGGCGGCTGACAGCGCGGGGCGCACCCGCAGCGAGGCCGTATGCACCGCCTGGATGCCACCTTCGCCCGCCGTCCAGGCGTGGTCCCCTGCCAGGCGCACGGCCCAGAGCGGTTTGCCCAGATTGACCGACCCGCCGAGTGTGGGCGCCGTCGGATCACTCACGTTCACCTGGGAGTAGACACCGGTCTCGTTGACACAGTGCAAGATGCCCAGGGCAAGCTGCATGCCGTACACGCCAAACAGGGTGGACTTGTCGCCGATCTGGCCGATAGCCCTCGGATCAAGTGGGTTGCTGATGTCGTAGGTGACGATGCTGCCGCAGTCGTGGGAACAGAACAGGTACGGGTAGCTCATGGCCAGGGCGGTATGGCCCTCGCCGATCCCAAACGTCTGGTGGGCCGCCACGTAGACCGAAGCAGCCGGATTGCGCACGTCCACCACGCAAAGTCTTTGATTGCTGTTGCCGGCGACAAACACGTAATCGCCCCAGCGCTGGATGCCGAACGGGTGTGACAAATACGTCTGGTTGACCGGTGTCGAGCCCACCACCTGGGGTTGCGCCGGGTTAATCAGATCGACCGTGGTCAACGTACCCGGGCCCATGTACGTCTGCGATGCCACCACCGCGCTTGTCCCGAGGATCTCGATGCCAGTGGCGTAAGCCAGGCGCGGGTCGGTCACGGAACCGACAGTCGCCAGCGTATGGCGGTCCAGCACGGTCAGCGTGCCGATCTGCATGTCGCTGTAGTCGGCAACAACCAGGTACGGGCCGTACACCGCCGACGCCGCCGCGCCGGTGACCGGCTTCGATGCGATCAGCCGGGCTGCACCGTCACCCTGCAATGCCAGCTTGCTCACGGCACCCGATTTCGGTGAGCACACATAGGCCGTCACATCGGGCATCGTGGTCTGGATCAGTGCCGGGCTGTAGGTCGTGATTTCGGCCTCCGACCAGTACGACCGAAGATTGCCATTCAGCGCCCGAATGCGATACGTGATCCGCCCGCCGTAGAACCGGCAACTTGGCGCCAGCTCATCGTATTGGCTGTCGTACCACTCGATGGTATCGGGCCCGAGGGTGACGCGGGAGGTGAACCCGGCACGGAGCGTGGGGCCCCTGTCCCCGGCGATGAACCGACTGATCTCGTACCCGGTCACGCCAGGCTGACGATCCCAGCGCAGCAGCGGGTAGATCCGCCGCATTGTGACCGTGAAATTCGTTGGCGGGTTTGGTTTCATAATGTCGCCGCGCATTTCCTGCAGAAACAGGTTTCCGTCTCGCCTGGATGATTCCAGTTGGTCATCATGCCGATGGTCAACCCGCACTTGGCGCAGTGCAGGAGTTTTAACCTATCCTCGTTCTGGATGTTGCGGGACGTGACCAGTCCAGACACCCACCCCCACATGAGAAGGAACGGGACGAAGATGGCTCCCCAGACGGTGCTCACTTGAGACCTCCGCCGATGTAAGGCCCGACAGGATGGTCTACCGGCCCACCATATCCTGCGGCTTTCACCCCCGCGCCAACAAGCTCCCCTGACGCCCTGAGCGTGTCGGCTATTTCGCTGTGACTCACAGTCACGTCCCCCACCTTGATAACCCGCCGCCCGGTCCCAAGCGTGATGACCTCGGTGTCACCAACGCGGACGTAGCAGCAGCCGGTCAGGAGTAGGATGAGGGGCAACAGCCTCACTGGATGCCGTCCTCCGCGAGTAGGCGTAGGATTTTGTTCCTCGCCTCGGCCAACTGTTTGAGTTGACCGGCCCGTGTCGCGTTAAGCCCACCAGACTCAATCGCCGTCCACACCGATTGCTCCTTGTCGTTGAGTGCGTCCCATACTTCGGTGATGCGTGATTGGAGTTGAGCCTTGGTGGTGATGGGTGTGGCGAGAGATAGCCGCGTCGAGATGGTGCTGTAGAGCGCATCGGCAGCGGCTTGCTTGGTAGCCATGCGAGCGTCGTAGGCGGCAACGATGGCGTCAACCTGTGCTTGGGTGGGTCTGGCCCCAAGCACGGCTGGCCACTTTTCAATCAGACAAGTTCCATTCTTGCTATCTCTCTCAAATCCCACTATGTCGGCACTCGGGTTTTCGTGCAAGAATTGTGCAGTAAACTTGGAGCACGGCGACTGCCCAACTGCGGCGGTGGCAAACCCAAACAAACAAATCAGAAGCATATTTTTCATCTCAACCTCGCCATAAAAATGATGGAAGCAATCATTGTTCTTGATCCGCTGTCGTTGTGGCTTACATACGCCTCAACATATTCTCCTTTTTGAAGATAGAATGTCGTTGTTCCTGACAAGTCTTGAGCAAGGGTTGCGCCCGTGTTGTTGTTCCTGTAACAAATCTGCAACGTGTTCACGTCTCCGTTTTTGTAAATCCCGCAACGGTAACCCTTGCCTGACGTGACGCTAGTAGAATCCCAAGATGTCCATAAATAAAATATGTAAACCCCGTCATAAGGTATTGTGAATCTCGTCGGGTTCACAGATGTGGAGTGGATCCCGTGGGTGTCTATCGTGACGAGATTTGGTCCAGGCAAATCGTTGAAGGTAACGGACTGATCTCCGGCGGCATAACTCACATCCGTGTCATCACGGTAGGCCGCATACACCATCTCCGATAATCCGATTGGTTTCCAACTGCTAACGCCATCCGAAACAAATATTGCGCTGTCGTTTACCGCAGAGAAGTAAATGTTAGACAGTGATAATCCGAATGTATCACCAACTGCGGTGCTTAAATTTACCCTCGCGGCCAAGTTTGATGTGGAGCCAGCCACCACATTCACCGCTACGGCCTGTCCCTTGGCAAATGCAGATGCGTTGGTTAGCGTGAAAACCGGAGAGTTGGTTGTTACTGTGTAGCTGAACAGCTTCCCAATGTCGGATGCCGTCATGTTATAAGTATCGTTAGTATTCACTTGGTCCGTAAACATCTGGTAAGCACCAGATTCAACCAGCGTTCCCATCCCAAACACGGTGCCCGGAGATGTGCCGCTCACGGTACCGGCGGCCAAGGATGTGTCGTTGGTGAGGGTGATGTTTCCCCCCCCACTGATCGTCACCGTATTGGTCTTGCCGTCTGCGCTGACCGTGTTGCTCGCCACGCCTGACCCGGTAAACACCGCCACCGACGTGTTGGTGCTGGTCGCATTCGGTCCCACGACCGTCACGCCCTGGCGGTACACATCCGCCCCCATCACTGTCAACAACAGCGTGCCCACCAACATGCCCGCCGCCACAAGCGCGATCCGCGGCATCTTCATTCGTGTCTCATTCGTGTCCATTCGTGGCTCCGTTTGAGTCGGGCGACGGCCTGCACTCCGCCGCCCGACTCGCTTCCGTGTTTCGTGTTTGCCGCCAGGTTCCGTCGAGCGGCACCTTTGGTTTTCGTGTGTTTCGTGGTTCCGTCAGCTTACCCGACGTCCGCATGCCGGTACGTGCCCCAGCCGCTGGTCGCGTGTTTCATCTGGACCAGGCTGAGGTTGATCTTCGAGTCGTCGGTGATCTGCACCGTGTCCGTGCCGGCCGTCTCCAGCCGCGCTTTCGGGATCTCCTGGATCTCGATGATGTCGCCCTCTTCGCCGACCGTCATGATCTCGGCCACCACGTTGTCGATCCCCGCGAAATACCACGGGGCAAACGAACTGCCCGAGACAGCCAGCCAGTTCAACGTGACAGCCACGTCCGACGCCAGCACCGCGGCAAACGCCACCATGCCGTTTTCGTAATCGACGTAAAAGTCGGTCCCTTCGACGAGCGACCCGAACGTCGGCGGCACGGATTTGTTCAGCCGATGAACCCGCGTCTTGCCGCCGTCGCACGCGCTGATCGGGTACCAGACCTTGGCGACCACGTCGGTGTAAGCCGACACCCCGATCAGGCATCCGCTTGCCACTTCGCTGTCGCCCACGAGGATCTCGTCCGCCGATTGCGTCCAAGCGCTCTTCGTCCCGCCCTGGTACCAGAACCGGAGATTCTCCAGTGTCCGCTCCAGGCTGACGATGTTCCACGTCACGCTGCGGATGTTCGTGCGCCGCTTGATCAACTGTTCGCTGCCGTCGTAACCGTTGTACACCTCGCGGGTGTTGATGTTCGGCGTCGGATCGGCGTTTTCCAAATAGCCGATGTGCGTGTAGTACGCCTCACCGGACCGTTTGATGTACACCCGACGGCCACCCTGCACCAGGTTGTCGCCGCTCGGTTGTTTCCATGTTTGCTGAGCCATGTTGTTATTCCTTTCGTTTTTTGTAGAGCAGGCGCTCCGCCTGCCGATGTGGTTACAGATTCACCTGGACCTGCCAGTTGACGTGATAGACCGTCGCGCCGGTCACGCCGTACAACGTGACCTGGTCGGCTTCGCTCTGGATCTGTTGGATCGCGGGTTCGGCCATAATGAACCGCTGCACAGCCGACTCCCGGCTCACCGACGCGTTGATCGGCTGACCGTTCAGTACCCGCACAACCTGGCCGGCCACATCGATCGCGCGTTTCAGCCCGTTGGTGTTGTTGAGCGCGGGGTTTTCGAGCACCGCGCACACCACCGCCGCGCCAATCCGCGCCCTGTACGGTCCACCGGCCAGCGGCAACGCGCTCGCGCCACGCACGGCCACCAGCACGCACACGCCAACCTTGCCGTCCTGGTTCTTGGTCGGATCGATCAGCCCGAGCCGCTGGTTGACGTTCTGCATGACCGATCCCTTGCTCGCCACCAGGATGCTGATGTCGTCAAAGTAATCGGCCACGTCACCCTGCAACAGGCTGACCGCCCGCGCCTCGATGTCCGTTAACGCCGTCGCGCTCATAGATCGATCCTCGTGTCGCTGTTCCATGCCGCCGTGTTCACATCGTCCACTGCGGGATCGTCCGCGGCGGGTTCGACGTACAGCTCGCACTTGGCCACCAGCTCCAACTTGCGGATCGCGTCCTTCTCGGCATTGCGCCGATCCTCGTTGTTGATCCCGCTGCCGGGCAGCCGACGACCGAGCCGCGCCACGATCAGGTCCAGCGCGGCCGTTTTCAGGCCGGGCGGGATCAGCGTGGTGTCGGTCTCGATCGTGTTGGTCTTGCAGCTCTGCACGGCGTTGCGGA